AAAGACCTTTGTCAAATGTTCTCCAGATTTCTGTTACAGGAACTGAACCATCTGCATTTAAACCACCTTTGATCATCATCTCTGCACGAGAAGAAACTGAATAGTGAACATGAGCCTCTGCACCACCTACGTAGTTGTAGTACTCACGAAAACCATTTGATAATTCTCCAATGTCAGAAAAACGCTCACCATATTCTCCACGAGCTGAACCTTTTCTAAAGTACTTAGTTCCTGCTTTTAAATATTTGTGATCTAAAGATGCAGAGTTGTTGTTATTCACTAATTGTACAGTATAGGTAAATCCATCTGCTGAAGGAAGTATATCATCTGCTGTGATATACATCTCTAATCCTTTGTACTTATCATAAGTGATAATATCACCATGACCAAATACACGTCTGTTAAGTTTAATCTTGAAGGTAGTACCATCTTGACCAAGAACAGTTGAAACTGACTCAATATCCTCAGTAATATAAGGAAGGTCTTGCACAATTGGAGTTTGCCACTTGTACTCGCCACGTGGTGTGTCTACCAAAATTGTGTTTTTCCCACCAAATGAAGACATTTGATAAAGAGGCATTTCAACCTTTTGGGACATAGCCCAAAGATCTACTGGACCTAAATCCATTGGTTCTGCTGATTTAAGCATGTTTACTAGGTGGTATGAATCTAAGTGAGACGAAACTTTGTAGTTCGTGTCTCTCAGAAACAGACCGTTGTTCATTACTGGAGTTGCCATTTTGTTTTGTTATTTAGAGTTATTAATTAATTTACGTTATCTGTTACTAAAAATGTTACGTGGTTTTTTCAAAGATGGTTTAGAATTTGAGTGTTCTCTTTCTTCTGTTACTGTTGAAGACAAACGTCTTGCTTCTTCAGTTTTCAATTTCTTTACTGTCTCTTGTGTTACCTCGTTTTTTGCTTGTCGTCTAATTTGATCTTTGTAATCATCTGGATCTGACAATAACCACAGTGTTTCTGCAATTAAGTCATATCTAGGGGCATTACTGAACTGATAGTCTTCAAGCAATTTTCCTAAAAGATTTGTTTGTTTTCCTTGTAAACTTTGATACTTTAATGTTGTCAATTCTTCCCATAAGAATTTTTGACGTTTGTTATCAACCTTTACACCATTCAAATCTCCTGGTTTAAGTGTATTGTATATGTTATCCATATACATTTCTTTTTGTTGTTGTTGCTGCACTTTAAATTGCTCTTGTTGTGCAAGTTTACCTTGCAAAACTTGTGATTGCATAGCATCTAATTTTGGTTTAAATTGACCTGCGCGTTTTGTAATAGTTCCATTACTAACCCACTCTTCAATTTGATCTTCAATCAATGCTTCATCACCAAAATTAGTAGCGTAAAGGTATTGACGAACAATCATTTCTTGATGTTCATCATTTGTAGGATCTAATGATCTTTGTTCTTCCACTTGTGCAAGTGCTCTAAACAAACCTTTCATATCCTTTCCACCTTTAGCAACATACTCTGCAGCATACTGCAATTCTTCAGGTAAAGCTTCAAAGAACTCTTTTGGAGTCTGCTCACGTAGTGCTCGCTCCTTTTCATCTAAATTGGCTTGGATAAGTTCTTTCCAATCCTTTATAGAATAATCTTCCATTGGTTTGTCATCATCAAAACCCATTAGAACGCCTTCGTCCATAAGTTTTGAGAATGTTTCTACCATTCCACTTTTATCAATCTTTTTGCGTCCAAGTTTATTTGTGTCTTCATCATCAGCAAAATCTGAATCAAGTTCTGATAATGTAGCATCAACATCTTCTCTAGATAATTTAGGAGTATCAGAAGAATCATTATCCTCAAGAAATCCTAAATCAGTAGGTTTAGGTTTTGAGAAAACTGTTCTCACATTATCATCCTCGTCATCTGATGTTACTACACTATCTGCACCTGGTAGGGGCAAAAAGTCATCAATGTTTTCAATAGTTGCTGAACTCACGTCTTGAGTTTCAGTTTTTTTATCCATGTTTTCCATACTTTGTTTTTTTATAGGTGTTTCTCTTCTTCCTTCAATAATAAGTTAGCAAATAAACTTTAAAAATTTAAACTGACAATACACTACATGTAAAGTTTTTGACACTATATAGCTAAACTATTTTTGTTTGTCGTATTTATTTTTGTTTGTCAGTGCAATTTGGAGTTGTTTATCAGCAATATTTTCACGTGTCATCATTTCTTGACGTTGTAAATCGTTTTGAGTTTGATTTTCAATCATCTTATTTGTCTCACGTGATTCTGCCATTGTTTGGTCACGATCTTTTGCTCTACGTTTATCAAGATATTCTAATGTATCTATATAATCAGTTTGCTGATTTAAGTTTTGATCTTTCATACCAGTGAATCCTGCTGCACGTATTTCTGCAACTTGTACATCTGTATCTCTATCAAGTTGTGCTTGTTCTGCTTTATATCTAAGTTCAGCCTCTTGACGTTTGTTTTCACCTTCTTGACGCATTTTCTCAGATTCAGTTTGAGCTTGTGATTGCTGTTGCTGTTGAGCTTGTACTTTCTCCTCAACGCCCTTAAGAGTGTGTGTAATCTCTGCAAGTGAGTCTGCCTTGATCAAGTTACCTAAATCATAAATAGATGCACCAGACGTGTTATTACTGATAGCAAGCTGTCTTATCTGCTCCATGATCTGACGCTGATTTACTTTAGTAGAAATAAATATGTTTAATTCTCTTGCCAATAACTCTGTGCCATTCATTTCAAAATTAACTTTCTCATCCATAGTTGTCATATACTGCAACCTTAGACTTGGCTTATTAGATTGATAATACTGTGCTAAGTCTGTACGCATTTGATGAACACGTGGCATAAGATATTCTGAATGCTGTACAAAATACATTTCTGTTTGAGAATAACTTTGATTAATAGCTTGTTCAATACCTTGTGCTGTTTCTTGTGCGTTTACTGCACCCATACGTTGAGCTGATATTCCAATTGTTTCAAAACATTGTTGTTTGAAATGATTAGCTAATTGTATCCTTGACATTAATCTATTTGTTTGTTCTAGATTAAGTACTTGATAATGTTGGAAATTAAGAGCGTTCTCAGTATTTGTAATAGATGTATCCAAAGGTAAAATACCAAAGTTCTTCATTGCTACATACGCTTTACCAAAATTACCATGTCCCCAATCTTCTCCTGCTGAGTGACGTGGTAATGCATTCTGATCCAACATGATAACAGTACCTAATTCATCAATTAAAATGTCAGCAATTTGATTATTTACAAGATTGTATCCAACTTGATAAGGTTTCATTTTATCTACCAAAGAACGTGACTTTGTATTTCTATCAGAAAATACTGCACCCTCTACTGGAAGTTTACAACCATATAATGTAAAGTCTCCTTTAAATTGAAATTTAGTAGGTGCTACATTTAAATAGATTGGAGAAAAATTCATGTTATCTGTGTTGCCATAAAATGTTGGTCTATTAGGTCCAATTTTTACACCACCCCATGTCTGATTTATCCATATCCAATCAATGTGTTCACCAAGTAATAAAGTTTCTCTTGATTTTACTTTAATTACAGCTGTATCATAAAGTGGTTTTTCTGTCACTTTATAGTTCTCATCAACTATCATATCAGTAAGCATACCCTGCTCATCTATGCGTGTAAGATGTCCAACCATTCTTTGAGATTTCCAATAACCTGTTGTTACACGTAGTAAACCAGTATTATCAAAATCCACCATGTCTTCTGATTCAGCTAAGATTCTTAAAATAATATCATCACCAGAACCATTTACTGTATCTCTATATGATGTAAACTGACGCATTCCTAATGAAGGACCATCAACATTCCAATCATGAGAACGTGTAGCATCATAAAAAGAACCATCATTTTGTACACCTGGCAAAATATAACCAGCAGCTTTAACAGGATATATTGCTTCTAAACTTTTTAACTGATCACCATTCATCTGATAACCATATTTATCAATAACATCAGCTGGTGACATTAAATCAATTTTACCAGCCCAATTACATTGAGAAATATATCTTGCTCCTGGAGACTTGTGGTAAAATGTAATAACAGGATTCCAAACCTCAACTTCATAGTCATCTTCTAACATGTTAAAATGCCAGAATTCTCTATCAGCAATAAGACTATCTTTAAACGCAAGAGTTTCTAACTCTTTCATGTGAAATCTTTCTGTATCAACAGCATGCTGATGTGATGCCCACTCTTCAACCATTGACTTATAGTTCTTTTTAAAAAACTCTTCAATCTCTGGTAATGTTTTTAAATTCTCAGGAGACATCATTTGTTCTGCCTGTTGTTGTTGCTCTGGATTATTTGGATCAATGCCCATTGATTCAACTTGCATCTTCATTTTCATCTCTGCTCCAGCAAGTAATGTTTGTTCAACCATTCCTCTTTTTTGCTCAAGCATCTCATTATATGAAGTATCATCAACTGACTTATACATAATTTTATCATTACGTTTGGCAAACTCACCAACCATAACATTTATTACGTTAGGTATAATTGGAAAAAACTTTAACTCAAATGCTGATGCATCTTCTTTTGTCAGAACATCAATAAGTTCTGCCATGTCATTATTTTCCTCAACAATATAATCTGTTTTATCAATAATACCATTTGCTAACTTGTAGTTTTTTAGCAAACGTCTAGCATTTCTGCGAATCTGTTGAAGACCTTGCATCTCATACCAGTCCATATTCCAAGCACCCCATGCTTCATCTTTATCTTTTGAATTTAGAAATTGAACAGGTTGAGTGAATGTTCCCATTCTGTTAGCATCAACTTTTGCACCATTTTTAAGTTGCAACGCATTGAATATTTTCATATTACTTCATGTTTTTAAATGGATTCCTAGGCTTTCTCATCATTGCTGATTCTGGAGTATTAGCAGAATTACCCATGTGACGAAAGGGACTCATAAATAAGTTAGCATTTTTATTTGAATTTTGCAAACTATCAGGATTTTCATGATCTATTCTTTTTGCAAAACCTCTGTTTGATTCTTGAACTTTAGCAAAAGCAACCAATGCACAAAACGCAACAAGTCTATCCACGTTTAATCCATCTCTATATGCTTGCATTTCTTTAAGTAACATTATATCTGGTATTCTTTCTACTCCATATGTCACTCTAGTGATTGTTCCATCAGCTTTTGTTGATACATTCATCTCTTCTTCTAAGAACTGAATAGCGTATGATACAAGATTAGATTTAAATAACACACCTGTATTCTTCCAACCATATTCTTGATAAACATTGTTATTACTTCCAAGTTCTTTTAAGAACATAATTTGGTTTTTTGGTACAAGATATTTTTGTTTGCGCTCTGATATCATATACTGAATAAACAAGTGTACGTTATTTTCCACTAATGTCCAAGCATTATAATACTCTATAATTAGTTTAAGTCTTTCATGTGTTTTTTTTAAGTCATCAAAACGTCCACACCATGATGCAACTATTTTATCTCCTTCAATATGTGACTCTATAGAGCCATCTTTCTTATGAACAGTAACTTCTTGTGCAGTCTTGTACACAAATATAGAACACAATGATTCTGATGTTGTTGTTTTACCTTCTGACACAGGGTCAATAGAAGCATAGTATGTTCCAAATTTAGGATTTTCTATTGGCTTCTCATAAATAACAATTACACCTTCTTTGTTTTCTGTTTTTGGTGAAATGGGAAATTCCATTATTGGCAACTTGCGTGTAAACTTTTGTACAATCTTGTCATCTTCCCAAATCAAATCAACAAATTCCATTGGATATTCTTTCTCTTCAATACGTTTAATCTGTTGAGAAACAAGGTGTTCTGGAAATCTTGCATCTTTTCTATAGTCAAATGCTTCTTTGATGTTAATAGGTTTCTGAGAAATACGCAGTCTATAATCTTCTGGTTTTAATTTCTTCTTCCATTCAAGTCTTTCTAATAATATCATTTCTAATGATTTCTCTACATCAGAATTACCATAACTATCTATGCATGGAAGCATAGACCATTGTTCTGGAATAAACAAACCACACAATCCTCTTGTACCTTTATCATCAAGTAAATCTGTATCAACAGCTAGAATGTCTTTAGAATCAGGATTTAATATAAGTTCCTTTAATGGCTCACACTGATCTAAATCTCCCACAGATCCTGCAACCACAAACATACCAGTAAACACCATACCAGATTGCATGGCTGGTAGTAAGTACTCAAGTGTTATATTCATCTTAGGAGCAATTCCTGCTTCCTCATGAAAGAATAAAGTACATGGACCACCTACACCATTTGTTGGATCTTTCTCAAGAACCACACCCATGATTACAGATTTTAAACCAATGTCTACCTTTCTACCTCCTTGAGTAGTTTCTGTTTTTTGTTCCCAGTTAAGAACCTTATCAGGATTACATGGACGATACCATGCAGTGTGTTTATTTAAAAAGTTACGATACTCTTCTAAAAAACGCCATGTGCCTTTTTCATTAATGTAGTCTTTTAGTGATCCTGCCATTTTAGATACAGAACCCTCTTCAAAATAAAACAGATTAATAATCTTACCTGAATGATAATATGATGATGCAATCTGACGTTTCTTCAAGATTGCTGCATGTTTATTTTTTAGTTGTGCTAACTCTTCATAAAGAGCCATATGATACTGTGCATCACGCACATCTGCAAATGTAAACTTTTTTACTTCCTTGTTATATATAGGTAAGAAGTTTATCCACATATAATAATCTCGTGGTAGATACCATGATTTATCTTTGTTTTTATATAGTACTCCTTTTCTACACTTTTCCTTTTCAGTTTCCCAATAGTTTATAAAATCTTTTGAACGCTCAGGAGCTAAACAATATACTTTATGTTTATTAAACTTTCTACCTTCTGCATTAAAGAGTAAAGAACATTCATCAAACTCATACTTGCCAGGTTCTTTAAAGATCTTCTCTAAATACTCAACTAAATCAGTTTGAGTTTCAAATAAAGTATAACTCCATTCACCTGATACATAATCATATGTAGGTATTTCTCTATACATATTAAAATTTTGGTCTATCTACAAGTAGAGTAACTGTTCTTCTATCGTTAAAATTCCAAGAAACATTTTTTACTACATAGTTTTCTTTTCCTATTTCTATCCAGTCACCTTTTCCAGGTACACAAGGTAATTCTCTTTGAATTAACTTTCCTTCTGAAATGTGTTCTACTTTTACTATAAACATATACTGTTCCATATTCTTAAATTTGATCGTATGCAAGGTTTTGTCCTCCTCTGACATGACTTTTTTGTTCTTCCATAAGGTCCTTATAAGCTCCTTTATAAGAACTACGAATCTGTTCAAACTTTGCTGCAGCATTAACCACAGCTGTGATATTACCATCACGACCATGTTGAATTGATGTATGTTCCATATAACTTGCAAGACGATCCAACATAGATTTAATACCCATGTAAGCCCTGTATGTAGGAGTTTCATAAAGCTTTTTGCAAAATGCAAGTGCAACAATAATGTCATCATCTTCTGTGGAAAACTCTGATTGTAGTTGATTAAGTATAAGTTCTTCTTTTTCATGTTCTAGTACATCAAAAAATGGATTAACAACTGGATTTGGACATGACATATAAAACAGATATTGATACACTTTCATGTAATCATCTGGGTATGTGTCCATTATATCTTTAAGAACTTTTAATGCGTAACAATGTTCTGTTGGAATAAGTACACCATTTTGTATGTCAAATAATTTAATCATTGTTTTTGTTTTTTGAAAAATTTAAAATTTCATCTTTATTATCTTTGATCCACTGAAAAATTGTTATTACCTCATCTTTTAAATATGGTAACTCGTATGGTATTACTTCTTTTACTATTGGATCACCTTGTTCTGTTCTACTTACAATTGGATATCCATAATCATCTTCACCATCTGTTTCAAATAATATATGATGCAGAATTAAGTTGCCAGGTTTCAATGTAGGATTATGTTTTTGTATCATATACATATATGCAGATAATTGTAATGCATAGTGAAAGTAGTTACAATCATCTAGATGTGATACAGGATGATTCATTTTTTGTGAAATACCTTCCCAATTTACATAAGATTGCATCTTAATTTCTTTGTTTGTTTTGTAATCTGTAATATGTATAAGACCATGCGCAATCTCAACTAAATCAGATTGTCCACATATACCTATAGAACGTAAGAATACTAAATGCTCTGGATATATTCCAGATAATAATTTCTGTGAAGACGATACTTTGTATCCCTTGTCATTAACAATAGGTTTTACAACTTGTAGTATAGCTTCATGACGATTGATTGTGTCACAAGAAACTAAGTCATGTTCTCTCTGATCATGATACCATGTACCTAAATCAGTAGCTCTTTTTGCTTCAGCTTTCCAAATCTCTCTTATTCTCTCAGGTGTTAATCCTTGCCATTTCTTACTATTCTTAGAACTCTTTTTAGCAATAGCTTTACTATCAAATGGTTGTTTAAAATAACCAATAACAGTTGTAACACTTACCCAATCAATAGTGTCATTTGGATCAAGTGATTTATATTTATGATTTTGTGGTTCAAAAGATAACATAACTTATTCTTTAATACTATTAATAATTGCTTCTTCTTCTTCTTCTGAAGCTATAGCACTCCATTTGTCTTTAGGGCAAGACGATGATATTGATCTTGTTTTAAATGATAACTTGCAGCCACATTCACCACAACATGGTTGTGTACCTGCCATGTAACATTTGGTTCCTTCATTATCTAAGAAAGAGCAATCTTTACATACTGCCATTCTTGATGCAGCAATCTCTTCAATGTGTTCTTGTTTAAAAATACTGTTCTTTACGCCCTCAAATATTTTTCCTTTTTCTTTCCAGAGTTTAATTAGATTCATCTTTAGTGGTTTTATAAGTTTCTTTTTCTTCTTCTTTTAAATGTTTCTTGTCATCAAGTTTGATTAGGTCATCAAGCATCTTATTAAACATTGCAATATTAGCTTTAAGATCTTTTATTGAAGCATACTCACGTATGTTTGGTTCTTCAATACTTTCAAATTTATTTAAAGACTTCTGATATATGTCAAGTTTCTTTTCAAGCTTTGATCGTTTTATGTAAAATGTACCCAAACTGTCAACAGTAATTTGTGGATGTTCCAATCCACTAAGTTTTCGCTGGACTGCATTGTAATAACATGATACTATTTCATCTACAGTTTCAGCTGATATGTTTAATCTCTCTGATATTTTCTCAGAAATTTGTTTACGCTTTACTGGTCTCAATTGCTAAAAATTTATAGTCCAATAGGACATTGCCAGTCTTTATAACTGGAACTGATATTGCAATCTGAATTATTTTTTTATAACTATCAGATTTTTCTATCAATCCACGTTTCTCTAACTTGCCTAATTTATTTCTTACATTTTGAGATTTAACAGCAAATTCTTCTGCTATTATATCTGGAAAAGTTTTTTTAACTACATCATTACAAAATTTAGTTAATTCAACTGGACCATCCATTGCCAATAGCGTAAGCAAATCTATGTCTGTATCAATAAGACTTTCTTTCTTAAAGAATACAAACTCAGTTATGACCTGATATTTAACCAGGTCATAATGAGTCAATCTGTATTTCTTTTCTATTTTACTTACTTCCATCTTCTGTATGTTCTTAAGTTTTACTCAGTAAAGGTTAAAACTTTAACCACATTCATTTGAGTATTTAAAATTTGAGTAATTGCATTATCAATTAAGAGTTGTTTATCAACTGTTAATGTATTTGCATGCTCATTGTTCTCGCGATACTTTTCAACTACATCAATCAAGTATGCACATGCACGCTTGACAGTATCTACTTCTGTATTACCAGAAGGATTAAAATTAACACCAATCAATCTTTCTCCACGACTAATAGTAGAGATTTTTGACATGTCAATTTGATCCTCACTAACAATTGTTGCTTTGTTCAACAATTCTTCTTTCTGCTTACTTGTTAATTTCTCTTTCATCTGCTAAAATTTTATCTTTTATAATACTAAGTTCTATATCACGTTTATCATTTAATAAAACTCTCTTTTCCATGTTATGCATTTCATCCCAAATAATCACAACTTCAAATTCATTGACAAGTAATTTGGTTTCATCAGCAATCACAATTCTTTCAGCTGAAGACAATGATGACACTGATACATAAACTTTATCTTTTGCTTTTACTAAAGTAACATCTGTACCTATAGCATAAACTTCAAGAGCTGTCCATAATTTGATCATGTCTTCATCCATTGCTCTTTCTGTTTCTGGAGTTAACTCTATTATAGACTCTTTTCTTTTTGGTGTTGATAATAACACACGTTTTCCTAATAACTTCATAATTTAAACTTTTAAGATTTAATTTCTTCTAATGATTCTGGTTCTTCTTCTGAGCTTATGATTTCATTACCTGCTGTTTTAATGTTTGCAATCATCACAACATGTTGTAATCTTTCAGACTCAAAGCGTACTGCGCGTGCCTGCTGTTCTGCAAGGTCAGCACGTAAGGTTGATAATTCAATTTGATCTTTGTACCACGTTACTACCTCTTCGCGTGATGGTTCTTTTTCTTCTGACATAATAAATTTGTTTTAAGTTTCCACAAATATATACTAAAAGTTTAAATTAATAACATTTATTATTATTTTTACAAAAAAAATAAAATTATGTATGTGTCAAGAGATTTAGAATGGATAGTTTTACAAGACTTATGTAAAGGATTAGAAACACTAGACACACACCCAAACAAAACATTAATAGTAGTAGTAAGTCCTGACTATAGTGCCACTGTAGGAATGCATGTTGCTCATCATTTAAGCAAAGATGGGGAGATGCTTGATCTTACATACTTAGAAGTACCATATCCAAAAGAAGACTTAAATACATATAGAAAAGAATTCTTAAATCAACTCAATCCCTATGGTATAAGAATCTATCAAAACTACGAGAATGTAATCTTAGTAGAAGCAGGAGTAATATCAGGTAAAAACTATACCTGGATAACAGAATGCTTGGATATTGCAAACATAAAATACTACACAGCTGCACTCTTTGAAAATACAGAGAGCATATACAAATCTACAGTAGTAGGAAAATACTATACACACTCAATAGAAGAACTAGAGTTCTACTGGGAGAAACCAAATAACCACTGGTTAAAGTAAATCACAAAAATTTTTTTGGTATTTGAAAATCGCTTGAGGATGCTCATACAGAGAGTGTCTATGTAACACCACCCCCCACAGCGCACAAGGTACGTCACCCCCCATCACGTTCAGGACACAAAATCCACACAATGTACAATACATACTACATTGCAGGAGTACAAATCATTGCAAAGTCTCTGTCAGAAGCATACGCTTACTACAGAAACAACTGCATGTGATTTGGAAGCAGTCAGTGGGATGCTGACACCTGCGCAGGACGAGACGACAGAGAGATGTATAGTTATATCTCTCTGTGTATCTTATTAACCTGTGTGTCCTACACACAATTGCATTCAAGGGTTACGTCAACCCCCAAATGATACAGGCTTCTCTGCACTATGGCCTTGAGAATTATAGTGCACAATTTAATTTAGAACCTTTTGGTGCTTAGGTAACCATCCCACGATTATGGCAAACTCAACAGTTGCTATCAAGGCAAACGACAAGGGCGCGTTTGTTAACTATTATGATTCAAACACAGAGTTTGGATACATAGTTTTAGAAGCTAACTCAATCTCCACATCTGGAGGCTGGGTTAGAGAAACAAAGCGTAGCTGCCTCATCAGAGGTAGAATCACTACGCTTGAAAAATTCATCGCAGACACACCTGGTAAGCAATTACCTGGAAGACTGGTTGTGCGTGAATTCCTTGAGGACGCCATTCCTCAAGACATTGCTGCTAAAGAATTGCGCGATGATCTCTCTCTTGAAGAGGCGTTATCTGTGCACTTCAAACGTGCAGGCAAAGACGGTGTGATACTTTCCAAAGATGGAAAGCGCATTGTTCGCTTTACTGAATATGACTCTACAGGAGCTATTCAAGATGTTATAATCTCTCACGACAATGTCGCTGAGGTTAATGCGTCTAAAGCGCAAGGTGTAAACAAAGAAGACGCACCTTTCTAAACAGTCTTCAAAAGGTTATAAGGGAGTACCTATCTAAACTCCCTTTCATTATTTAAAAAACTTAAGATTATGGAAGAGACAATCAAATCTCAACTAGAAAATGCAATGAACAATACACATCCAATGCGCTTAATTCACTCATCTGAGTGGGGATTGGCTGGTGAGTTCACTGTTAATACAAAACGCTACGCATTTATGGGTTCTCTTGATAAAAATATCATAACCTGCAGATGCGTAGAAGATAAAGATTATGCTAATAGATGGTATAATCTAATCATCACTTGGATTGGTGATGATCGTAGTTTCTCACTTGGTACTGAATGTTAACAGTATGAAGCGCGTAATCTACTACACAATGAGCATCAGTCTAGGATTACTGGTGCTCTTGTTACTTGAGGGATTGATAACGATGGGATCTGCCTTCAAGTTTGAATACTACACAATGTTTAGCTGGATAGTCCAAGCTATTGCAATTGTGTTTACCATCTCTTTATCTGCACACGTAGCAGGTAAAGATTAATAGATTACCAAGGCGTGTGAATTGTAGTAGCACGCCTTTCACATTTTAAATTACAGATTATGGACAAAGGAACTTTGATTGATGTTGTAGCTATGATTGATGCAAGATTATCTAAAGAAGATTTAAACCTTGATTGGGCTAATGAAGATAATCCTGACTTCTCTGATTCTATGCCTGAATATCAATATATATTAGGGCAAAGATATGAATTAGAAGAACTCAAGAAATATCTGCAATTAGCTATTGATGCTGATATAGCTGCAATGGAGAACCAGATGGGGGAACCTATGAGCTACTAGATAGACACATCAACCACCAATGGGGACAAGCTGTACACACGTTGTGCAGTTTTTTGTCCCCTTGTTGAGGGAGGGTGAGGACTTGTGTCAGCATACGATACGCAGTAGTTTTTTCCCCAACTTATTCTCAATTTGTAGATGCGTAGAAAAATATGAGAAGAATTGCATACACGTAGATTTTCTAACCACTTGATTTACAGTAGCAAAGTCACAAAGCTGCACAGGCTGGAGACACGTTTTTTTGTTGTTTGCAAAAAATACTGCATCCACCCTTGCATACAAACTGAGTAGACGTTTATCTGTCCAATACGTCACCCCCCAATGAGTACAGTATTAATTTAAAACTCTTGATGTATGAGTAATGTTAGA